GCGTTGACCCAATAGCAATGAAAAACGGCTTCAACAACATGCTTGATGTTCTTGAGCGAACTAACCTAATTGATGCGTTTGGTAGCCCAACAGCGACAAGGCAAGCGACAGAAAGGGCTATGGAAGATATCGCAGGATTTTTACCAAAAGCGCTTCAGACTGAGTTAACCGCACCAACAAGACAAGCTGGTAAAGCGTTACAATCCAGAAATGTGAATAGAGCTTACAAGCAAATCGCAGAGGCAATGGTAGCCGATGATGCTGTTAATGCTATTATGCGACTTGCTTTGCTAGACCCGAAATCACGCAAAGCACAAAACCTTGTAGCAAACATAATCAACCCTGTCAGAGAAACAGGCCAAGCTATAGAGAATGTTTATACTGCCCCAACAGGCGAACAATATGGTATAACAGGTGGGGGTACGACAGCCTCGCTGTTAGGAGAATAACATGGCAAAGAACTCGATTACTGATTACGACAATCTGTCCAGTAACAACTCGGACGTGCAGTCGGTTGACATCTCAGAAGGCTGTAGTCCTAGCGGCATAAACAACGCCATCAGGGAAGTGATGGCTGACTTGGCCGATGTGAATGACGGAACAGTCGCGCTGACATCGCCTAAGTTCGACAGCATCAAGGATGGCAACATTACGCCACCTGATGCCTCTGGCACTGACGTTGCAGGCACAGCCACCACCATCAAAGGCGGTGCAGGAACAGGCACAGGTGCAGGCGGCTCTATCGTTTTCCAGACTGCTGACGGTGGCTCAACTGGCTCATCTGTAAACGCACATGCTACAGCTATGACGATTACCGATGATGGTAATGTTGGCATTGGCGTTGCATCACCAGCAAGAACACTTGATATTTCTACTACTGCAAGCACATCACCTAGAGTTACAGGCACTAGCTCTAACGGTGCATATCTTGACTTTCACAATAATGCGGCAACAACTGGCCGTTTTAGAATTGGGCAAGGGTATGCAAGCAGTACAGATAATGTGGGTTTCTTAAACAATGAAGCTAATGCTGACATGGTTTTTGGCACAAACAACACTCAACAGGTGAGAATTGATAGCAGTGGCAACAAAATATTCTATGGCGTTGGCTCTAGTTATAATGTGGAAATTACTGATTATGGACAGCTAGTTGGTGGAATAGGAGCGCAAACAACATCAGGAACGACTAACTGGAATGATGTTACTAATATTAGGTCAGGCAGTGGATATACGCTTTTGCTGGGAACTGCCACTAATGGGATGGGTTCAGGTTCTTATTACCACGCATTTAATTTTGAATATGGCACTAAAGATGGCACTGGGAATATCGCCCAGTGGGCTATTGGGTACAATACAAACGCAAGATATATGAGATACTATTACGGTGGTTCTTGGTCATCTTGGGTATCATTTTAGGGGTTAAATGTTATGAAATACGTTTACATAAATGAAGCAGAAGACCGCATTGCGACAATTAGCCCAAAGCGTGATGAGATGCTGGCGGCAGAGTCTGCGTTGACTGAATACACAGTCACAGATGATTTTGATATGGGCAAAGATATGCCAAGCGAAGATGGTGAAGGCACAGTTCGGCTGGATGGTTTTTTAACACCATCTGAGTTCTTAGCTAGAAGAAACGCTGATTATGTTTCAAGACGTGTCTCAGAATATCCAGCTATAGGCGACCAGCTAGATGCGCTTTTCAAAGCTGGTGTGTTTCCAGATGATATGGCGGCACAAATCCAAGCTGTAAAAGACGCTAACCCTAAAACCTAACTGGAGACAGCATAATGGCCAAAGACAAGCTAACCGATTACAGCACGGTAAATGCGAGTAACACGGATGTGGGCGGAGTTAATACAGACGAGGGTATGCTACCCAGCGCGGTGAATAATGCTATCCGCGAAGTGATGACCCACCTGAAGAACTTTGCGGCAGGAACTGACGGCATTGACGTGCTGTCTCTGGCGGATGACACAGCCACCAATGCGATGAAGATACAGGCTCCTGCATCTGTCACAGCCGATACCACACTGACCCTGCCTGATGGCGATGGGGCTGAAAACCAGACGCTGGTGACGGACGGTTCTGGCACACTGTCATGGGCAGATTTGTATTATGGCGGTCAGAACCTTGTCATCAACGGTGATATGAGAGTTTGGCAACGTGGAACAACGATTGATAGTATTGCTTCTGGCGAGTATTTTTGTGACCGTTGGCGGTTTGGTCATAATGGCACTGATGGCAATGTAGATGTAGATAGGTCAACAGATGTGCCATCTGGTCAAGGGTTTGCCTATTCACAAAAGATTAGTATGGACGCATCAGAAGCATCTCTTGATGCGGATGATAATGTCGTTGTGGCAACAAGATTTGAAGGGCAAGATTTACAGCATTTGCTTAAAGGTACATCATATGCAAAGTCAATTACCCTATCTTTTTGGGTAAAATCTAGTGTTGCCGCAACATATACTGTTAATATTTATGATAATGACAATTCCAGACAGATTTCTGCAACTTATGTTATTAGTACAGCAAATACTTGGGAATATAAAACAATAACTTTTGCTGGTGATACAACAGGTGCTTTAGATAATGATAATGCTAGAAGCATTGATTTAGGTTTTTGGTTAGATGCTGGTTCAAACTGGTCTGATGGCACATTTGCAACATCTTGGCAATCTTACATAAAAAACAATCGTTTTTACGGCACGACAGGCTGGTTACAAAGCGTATCACCTGAGTTTTACTTGACAGGCGTAAAGCTAGAAGTTGGCACGACAGCAACGCCTTTCCAACATGAGAGCTATGCTGAAACACTACGCAAGTGCCAGAGGTATTATATTCGGTATCCAGATGTTGATGATGCTTCAGCGACTATGTACTATACTCAGGGCATGATTTACGGCACAACCGTCATATATTACACATTAACTTTGCCTGTTCCTATGCGAGAACAGCCTGATTTGACTATTTCTAATGCGGCTCATTTTCAAAGTGTTGACAGTGGGACAATTAGAAATTTGACCAACTTAACTCTTTTAGGCGATGCCTTTATAGATAATAAGGTTGTTTCTCTTCAGGGGACAGGTGCTGGTATGACTGCACACAGGCCAAGTATTCTGCGTGGTGATGGCACTGCTGGCAATTATTTTGCTTTTGATGCGGAGTTATAATTATGGATGAAATGAATGTTACATCAGCTAAATATGTTGTTGATGCCGATGGGAACAACACATCTATTCAGTGTACGATTGATGGTGCTATTTGGTGTATTTTAATGCGGGATAGCAATCCTCGTTATCAAGCTGTTCTTCGGTGGGTAGCTGAAGGCAACACCATAGCGGATGCAGACTGATGGACATGAACAGTCTCATCGACATGCTTCTCGGCCTAGTCATCATGGGTGGTGGCTGGTGGGCAAAGGAATCTAGCGCGGAGATGAAGCGTATTCAGATTCTGCTGAACAAGACACGCGAGGATTACGCTACCAAAATGGAACTGCGTGATGACATGACACGCATGATGGAAGCCATGCACCGCATAGAGGACAAAATCGACCGTCTGATTGGCAAGTAGCGATGGAACCTACCAGCGTACTGCTTGCGGCCACAACAGCGTTCAGCGCCCTTAAAAAGGGCTTTGCAGTGGCCAAAGACATCGAGAGTATGGCTGGTGACATCGGGCGGTGGATGAACGCGGTCAATGACCTAGAAGAACATCACAAAAAAGAGCGCAAGAAATACGGCTCCATTGAGGCAGAAGCTCTGGAGACGTGGGCGGCTCTTCGTAAGGCCAAAGCGCAGGAAGAGGAACTGCGCCTGTATATTATCGGCAATTACGGCATGGATGCGTGGCAACAAATCATCAGGATGCAGGGCAGGATACGCAAGCAGAGGGCAGAGGAAGCAAAAAGACGCAAGCAACAGCGCGAGGATATTCTTATCTGGTCAGGCGTTGTAGCCATTGCAATCCTTGTGCTTTTATTCCTGATAGCACTACTTTCCAGAATATTTCCATAAAACAGTTGACATTCTTCTGATACATATTAATCTAGGGTTAAGAGGTATGAAAGGAGAATGATATGCCTAGATGTTGGAAGAGATACGATGTGCGGTTGTCAATCGGTGAGATTGATGCTTTACTTGATACATTAAACGAGCAGTTCCAGTACGCTGACCATAAGAGACTACCTATCAGCAGGGAATTGCACCGTGCGTATGATAAGCTAGTATGGCGCAGAAACGAAGGAGCTAGACATGGGAATGTTTCCACTTCGGTATCGGTACAAAATAAAAGAACGGCCTAAAACAGGTGACTGGGCTGTTCAAGTCTTTGATGGGAAGAAGCTGTTGCAAGTTTTATTCTTCAGTGCTTGCAACTCTGCTTTTTCTTATGTAGAAAGGAAAGAGGGCTGTCATTCTTGACTCCTTTCTGTTGATAGCCTGACTTCCTCCTCGCCCCTGCTGGTTACTCCCTTTCCCAGCAGGGGTTTCTTTATACGGCAGTGCTTTTTTTAGCGCACTGAGCGTCCATGATAATAACGAAGGGTAGTTTATCAGCTATTGCCGCCTGCATCTCTTCTAGGCGGCTCTGACAGGCTTTAGCGGTAGGATGAGGGCTGTACATATCTTCTGCCACTGCACATTGCTTGCCAGAACCCAGCATCAGCCAACACACAATGAGAGAAGCATAGTACATTACTTCCGCATCTTTGTTAGCCCTCTGAGGCCGAATGAGGCCGCTATAGAGGCATACATAGCCCACTGGAACCAGTCGGGCGTTCTATCTAGCGCATCGAACCCACGCTCCACATAGGGCTGTAAAGGGGGTATGAAGCACATTGCGATTATGGCAATGAACAGGATTGTCCATGCCTCGTCTTTCCAGCTATCCTTGCTGGCTTCAGCCATCACCTTTTCCCAGCCAGCTTCATGGGTGGCGGCAACCTTCATCACCTCTGCCTCTGCTTCTGCTTTGGCAATGGCAACCTTATTCTTGGCTACCTGCTTTTCTGTCTTACCCTTGAGCCAGCTACCAGCAAGCTCACCCACAATGGGTAGTAATGCCTGTATCATTTTTCCTTACCTTTATGAACGTTCCTTACCAAGCCAGACTGCAAATGCGCCTGTCAATGCCCCTACAACCACGCTAACGAAGCCAGAGCGTTCCACAGTGGCTTCTGCGGCTGGCAGGGTCATGTACCACTCAGTCACCCTGAAGGCCATGATAATCATTGCTAGGAAGGCCAAGCGCGGTAGCACTTTCCACTCATCTAAGACTGTTGCCATTTACCTGTCTCCATCTGCTTTGCAAGCTCATAAGCCCTGCCCTTCACCTGTTTAGCCCAGAGGGACTTGCCACCATTAGAGCCAGTCACCATCTGCTTTGCGGCTTCCTCAAAGTCTCTGTCAGCCACCGCCTGCTTAAACTTCATAAATTTGTTAAAGTTGAACAGGCCGAGATTGAACAGCATATTTACTATAACCGCTTTTCTGGCTTCGTTCAAACCGTCAAACCAGTCGAAGCTCTGAGCCTCTTTCATAAACTTGGCCACATCGTTCATCAGCATGAACTGCGCCTCTGCCTCAGAGACACCGCCCTTGCCCTCTTCAATCAGCCTGCCATAGCCGATTGTGCTATAGCCCAGATGGTCTTTATACTCGTGCAGAATACAGCCTTCATGCCGCTTTATCTGCTCTATCATCCTATCGGAATCATCCATTTGCGGCCTCATCGAACTCACCCTGCATCAGCTTAGACGCAGTCACGCCCAGTTCATATAGAGCCTGTGTTAGCTCATTGTCTGATGCCTTGCCACGCTCGGTCATGAACACTTCCAGAGCCTCACCAGTTTTTGGGTGAAAACTTACTGTCACTGCTAGACCTGCCCCGATGTTTGTTGTCACGCATGGCCGTCTGTTGGGTATATCGTTCTTCATTAATAATCTCCACTGCCCTTGCCCAACTCTCTGATTCCAACTCAGGGTTCTCAAAAAATGTGCAAGGCTTGTTCATCTTTTTTTGGTTTATGTCTGTTACTGGCAGGAACCAGACGGTTCTCTGTTCTGAACTTACGCAGGCTAGGATATCATAATCCTGTATTGTCGGTAATCTTTTTGTACCACCTAGCCCCAGATTAAAACTGAGCCTGCTTTTCTTAGATTGCTGTCGGCTGGCTTGGCAAGCCTTGACCTGTACTCTGAGCATCTCGCTTGTCTGAGGATGCCAGCAGATAATGTCTACAGCGTCCTGTGCTGACATAGCTACACGCCAACCACGAGCTAATATGCTGGCCGCACAGATATACTCACCAGCTAGGCCACTGGTGGTTTGACTGAGCATTGTATCGGAAATAAATTTAAGCTGTCGGCTCATCGAGCAGTGCTATCAGGTCATTCAGATAAAACTGGGCTTTCTTCAAATCCTCAACTCCGTTTTTATGGTTGAATCGCCAGATATACTTTATCAGATTTCCTTGCACATAGAACTGGTAATTTTCACCTAGTGCCGCCTTGATAGCGTCTAAGCACTCGATGTTGCCAGAGGTGTAATGTTCAGGATGGTTGACTGGGTCTTTCATCTTAACACCATTCCATTTGTTCTGGTTGCGACTGCCAACTGACAGGGGTTTGTATAGAGTCAATCTTTCTGGCCATCTTTTCTGGACATTGTGGCTTGTCCTTAAAATTTCTAGCAACATTGACGCTATCAGCAGAAGCAAATGGCCATCTGCGGCCTGCTTGTGCTAACCCTCTCAGCATATGAATATGTGGGACATAGTTGTTCTGCACTATCCTATTGAAAGCTTTGTCTGCCCTACCACACCAAACGTCTGAACCAACTTCCCAATACTTGCCAGAACTGCCGAAGCAAACCTTTGGGTATTTTTCGCACAGAAATTGTAGATAATCTAAACTCATACCCATATGCCAAACAGGAGCGCCAAGAGAAATATGAAAAGGCCATGTCTTTAATAAGTCTTTTTGTTGCTGTTCATCACCATCTATAACGTCTGGTATTACAGCCCAATGAGGGTGTCCTAACTTATCTTCTAACCATTTATAAAATTTATATGGCTCAAATTTCTTTCCCTTTGTGTAAACTGAGAAAGCACCATTGTCCCACATAATAGATTGACCTATCTGGAGACATACACCAGCATCGGATGGATGAGCAAAGCTGACACAAAAATGCTTTCCAGCCATTTTGTACAGTTCTGCTCTGGGTGTTAGTGGTGTGCCGTGATAGTGAATCATTTTAGCCTGTGCCAGATTATCACAGCTCCCAGCATTTTGCTGGCAACCATAATTAACATTCCATACCAACTAAAGAAACCAAGCATCAACATAAACACCGCGCTGTCTAATGGGGTGCTAACAGCAGATGATATTAGTATGCGTTGCTTCAAGGGCTTCTTATATATTGTGTATATTAGCCAATCAACAGTTTCACTTACGGCAAATGCGACAGCACTCGCCACAGCTACAAATGGGTCTGCCAGCAAATAACTAATAACAACGCCCATAGCCATCACAGCAAAAACTCTATGGCCTAATTCTCTTTGTGCAAAGTCCCTGAGTACGAACACAAATCCAACCAGCAAAGACATTGGAGCAAACATTTCTCCAAATGGCAGTGGTATCATTGGTATATAAGTAAACCCAAGATTAGCGATTATTATCGCCAGCAAATATAATATGCTATTTCTCATCACACTTCCTTTTCATTAACACTGCATGGCGGCTGTGAGGGTAGTGCAGGCGGCTGACAATCTGCCAACCGTCTGCCTCATACTTCTCAATCTCTTCATGAGTAACATAACGCAATATCATGCTACTTTCCTGAGAACTTGGTTAAGAGCTGTGTTGAGGTGGCTTCTGCCACGTCCACGATTTTTGATTTTGTTGTGTGCATACCAGACGGTTGTATGGTCAACCCCGAATGGCCGACCAGTTTCTGATAATGATAGACCCAAGACTTCGACCCCGATGTACATTGCGATGTGTCTGGGCATTGCAAACTTTCGTCTCTTTGACTTGATTTCATTTGCTTGAACCCCTGTCACTTCGGCTGTGATTTGTATGACTGCATCAAGCCTGCGGTCATAGTGCATCGAATGGGATAGTCTCATTCGCCTTCTCAACATTTTTGAGATAATTGTCTCTAAGACAGTAGCTGTTGCAGAATTGTTCTTTGTTGCCATTGGTTACTCCCTGTAT